GTTTCTGTAATTGTAAAAGGACCTTTTGTTATTTCTGCACCATTTGGAAATTTGCGACACTTAAATTCTAAAAATAAATTTGTATCACTTGATACTGTAGCATCTGGAACTATCCTATCTATTAAAAAAGTTCTATTACCTGTTTCATCAATTTCTAATTCAGAACTTTCAACAAAACAATTCATTGCATCGCCATCTGCACTTGTTCCACTTTCATGTTGATATAATTTAGCGTTACTATCAAAAGCAAACGGTACATTTCTAAAACCTTGTGCATCAAGCCATACATTTCTATCTAATGTACCAACTGTCCATACATTTTCTGCATAATTATATGATACATAACTATCAGGTTCAGGGTTTATAGTGCCTGCTACGTTATCTTCACTCACATAAAACCATGTAATTTCATTAAATTTTTTATTTTGACCTACATATGTTTTGTCAGCATATCTTTGTTGCAATCTGTTAAAAACAAAATATTGTACGGTACATGGCAATTCTTGAACAGAACCATTGTAAACAAAAAAATTACTCTTACCAATCCAATAAACATTACCATCAACACTTATTGCACCATTTTTAGCAACTGCACCACAATTAACTGCTAATAATCTAAATGCAAAAGTAAAAGGAGGTCCAACAAATGACATTCCATAAACCGCTTCATCTGTATTTATAAATGTTTCATCTTTTGTTGGAATTATAGATACAATTTTATTACCAACTTCTAATCTTTGGTCTCCTGCTGTATTTGTGGCAGTTGGTGTAAAATTGGTAAAATCCTCTTGATCTGAAAACCTAATTAACATTGGGTCTTGATCTGTAGTACCTACTGTTGTTGTGCCACCTGTTATTAGATGTCTATCAGGAAATGATATGGCAATAGTTCTATTTTTAGTTGGTACATCACTTGAACCAGCAATACTTGAAACTAAAACTGCTCTATTATTTTCTCCACCTGATGTGTCCCAATAATATATTTGTCCATCTCTATTATTAGCCAATAAATCATCACCCCATAATTGCAATGACCATTGAGTTGCTTCTAATGCTACAGTATCACTTGTTACATCTCTTGCTGTCCCCCATGTACTTAAACCCCATGTTCCAACACCCCAACCTGTGGCAGTATCTGCACTTTGTATATTCATTTGTGCATCACGACCAATTAAATATTTTATATCAAGACCTGTTCCACCACCTGTAGTCGTGCTTGATGCTTGATTTGGTGCCTCAATTGTAAATGTATTTGTGCCTGTTACAGTAATTTCATAACCTTCTATTCTATTTAATGTATCGGCAGTTATTCCACCTACTGCAGTTGCTTGTTCTATAACAATATAATCTCCAGTTTTTGCACCATGTCCTGTGTCAGTAACAGTAATTGTTGTAGAATTATTTACTGTTGCCAATGGGTTAGATAAATTTGTTGATGTTTTACGTAAAGGTGTAATATCATACAAAACACCACTATTTATAATGTATAAATGACTATGAGTACCTAAAGCAATTCTATCAATACCATCATTTATTGACCTCCAAAATATTGCATTTTTTGGTTTGCCCTGTGCTAATGTGGTACTTTCTGTATTTATATTGTTAAAATAAGTTTCTTGTTCCCAACCACCTATTTTTGTAGGATATCCATTTCTAAATCTAATGAGATTACTATCAATGTAAAAAGGTCCATTTTTACCTGCTGAATATTCTGTAATGTCTTTTACAATACCTGCATTTAATTTTAAAAGCCTATAACTCAAACTGATATATTCCCCATTCTTTTGCACAATCTTTCTGCACGATTTGGCACTTGTGTGAACCATTTTGAATTTCGCATTTCTGATTCTGCACCTTTCCAATTATGATTTATTACATTTTCTTTCATACGAATAAATTTAGATAGACGAGGTCTGCCAAGATTAAACATCATATTAGCAATTATTAGTTGTGCTTCATCAGGTAAAGTAAAAAATTCATCATAAAGTATTGTACAATCTTCAATTACCTTTTCTACGTCTTTTAAGAAGCACTCATTAACTCTTTCTTCACTTACCTCTGTACCTACCTCAAAATCGTTTTCTGGGTCTGTAGCCTTACATAAGTGCCCAATTCCAAAAGTTTTATAACCGAGGTGGTCTAAATATACTTCGTATTTAACTCCCTCGTCCTCAATCAATTCTGTTTTTAATTGTTCAATATCCATTTAAACCTCTTTTAACACATCTAATTCTGACCATGCAGAAAATTTTGATCCACTAATATCACAATCTTGATCTGTTTCCTCTATTAAACAAGCTGGACAAATATATTTAATAGATCTTATAATATCTTTTTCGACAATAATTTGTTTTTGCATGTTTATTTTACATCTAAAACATAATCTCATTTTGTAAGACCTTTTTGTTTTTCATATGTCCTGAGTCCACCAATTCCTAGCATTCCGCCGAGAACAGTTAAAAGTGTACCCATATCAAAATCCGGCAAATCAGGCAGTTCTGCACCAGCAAAACTTGCACCAAATATAATTAAATCTTTTATGATAAAATGATAGGCAAAAGCAATCGCACATACCCACCCAACTGCTGGGCGCCAACCGCCTTTAAATATAGAACCTGATTGTGCTTCTGCCTTATTAATCTCTAATTGAGCAAGTAAAGCCTCCTGATGATGTTTTTCAGACATAGTGGCTATCTCATGTGCCAATTTGGCTTTCTGGTCTGCATCAGGTATAAATTTATCTAATAAACCTGTAACTGGTCCAATTAATGCCTGTAACATTTATATCTCCGTTATGTGCCACATCTAGGACATCTTTTTTTTTCAAATCTGTTATCTATCCATACTTTACCATAATAAAGTACAAATAGCCAAAAGGTAAATAAAACGCCTTCTACATAACTTAAACCATTCCAAGCATCTAATATCATATTTTCCATTTTAACCTCCCTACAGGTAATTTTTGGCATCTATATTTGACAGGTTTCCATAAAGGGTAATATTTATGTACCTGTCTACTTATCTCTAAAGCCCTTTCTTTGCATAATTGTTGTGTTTCATAAGGTCCTCTTGTATCTTCTAATGTTTGACAAGTATTTGGCATTGCTATGGCACATATTGTAACAAATGCCTTGAACATTATTTTCTATTCATAAAAGCACTAGCACCCATATATGCACCCACAATACCAGCACCACTAATATAAAATAAATTACTAATATCCGATAAAGCCTTAACTCTATCAATATCAACAAAGAACATCGCAAAAGTAAATAAACCCATAGCAACCAAACTGGCAGTCGCCATTCTTCTTTGTGCTCTTTGTTTTCGTAAATCATGCTCAAGTTTTTTTATTTCTGTAACATGAGCTAATTCTTCATCAGAAACTATTCCATCTCCGTCAGTGTCATAATCATTATATTTACTGTTATTTTCTAAAGATTTTTTCATTCTTTAAATAAATGGTTCTCCACAAAACCAAACAACTAGAGAATGTCGAACACCTTTTGTAACTGGTCGTACTCTATGTTGTAAATATGATGGAAAAACTATAACTGTTCCTGCTTTAGCCTTAATTAATTCTGTTTCACTTCCTAAAAATTCAAATTCACCACCCTCAAAATCATTATTAAGAACAATAGACATAGAAAGTTTACGAGTTTTAAAATTTGTTGCAGATCGAGAATTGGATATTTCTCTAGTAAAACCATTACCATCAATATGAAAATCATAATAACCGCCTACACCATACCTAGTAATCTGCATAGATTGACAACTATCTAATTGAAATTTCCACATTGCTTGTTCATTAGCATTATTAACAAACCACCAAACTAAATCATATAAAGAATCATCATCAGTGAAAACAACTTCTGATTTTCTTACTTGTTCTTTAATTATCCATTCTTCTGATTTAGTTTCATTTTTTGCTGGTCCACCAACTTTTCCACTTTCCCATTTATCTTCTGCTAAACTTAAAATCCAATCACATTTTTCCTGTGTTATTGCATTGTCTAATACCCAACATTGATTTATGGCATTATCTGGTATGTTTTGTACTTGTGATAATTGTTGCATGATTTCTCCTAATTAATCTTTAGAAAAGGATAAACTACCTGCATTTGTTACGTTTATAGTTGCATCTTGATCTTGTACTTTTAATTTGTTTGTACTTGCATCATAACTAATGTCAGTACCTAATGTTGCAACTTCTGCTCCTGCTGTATCTGTATTTGCTAGACTTGATATTGCTTTTGTTGATGAAACAGATGACCCTTCAACCTCTCTATTAACTTGCACCGTAGTTTGTAAACTTTCAGGAACACCTTGAGTCGTTGTTTCTTCAAATGGTGTAGTATTACTTCCATCACCAGCACTTATTGTAATAGAAAAATCACTTGTATTTTCAGCAGTGTCACTTGTAAATATTACAACTTTGTGTCCTACACCACCATGTGTTTCATTTGCATCTGTGCCAGTATCAAATTTAGATTGAAATGTAGAATTTCCATTTAAAGCACTTTGTATTCTATCTCTTGCTTGTGTAGCATTTTCATTATCTCCAAATGTGCCACTCACAGTTATACTATTATCTGCATTTGATATTGAAAATGTCGCTGGGTTTTTAGTTGCTACACCTTGTAGAGTAAATGCTTCACTTGTACTATTTGCAGTTATAAATCCAGTACTTGCTCCAGCATTTAAATTTCCAGTAGAAAAATTACCACCTGCATTTAATCCACCACCAGTAACATTAAAAGGTCTATTTGTACCATTTTGAACTCTTGCTCTTCTACCTGTCGCAGTACCTTGTGTTGTAATACCTGCAAAGAAAAAATTACTAATATTTAGACTAGAACTATAATATTGATTGTTAGCATTTCTTAAATGATCAAATGAAACACGACGATAATTATAACCATGACCAGTTGCACGCATTCTTGTTCTATATCCGCCTTGATACCAAATTTTTGTATCACCTGATTGTGATGAATGCCAATTATTTGCACTTAAAGTACGTGTGTTATAACCCGGTCCACCACTTGCTGTCATTGACATGCTGTTTACACCTGATCTAAAAGAAGAACCTGACATAATGTCATCATAAAAACCTTTTCTTGCATTTCCAAATGCTGGTAATCTAGAACCTCCTGATGTTGCACCACCACTATAATAAGGTCCGGGAAATTCAGATGTAATATAATTTGGTACAAGTAATCCGTCAGGACTATTACCTTCATAAATTCTTACTAATGGTTGACCTCCACTATTTGATATTGGCTGATTTACTGTTGCGGTATAACTATGGTTACTATCTACATCTATACTTAAACCTGATACACCACCTATATTATTTGTATCGCCACTACCACTAGCATTTACAGTAACATCTGCACCACCAGCATTAAAATCATCACGAACACCAAATCTAATAACTTCATTTACTGGAGATTGTATAAGATTTGCTGTACCTGATACTGTAAATGTAGAAAAATCTTCGAATATTAGTCTTACAGTGCTTCCATCTTTAGAGAATAATTTTTTTACTCTTCGTGGTGTAGCTCCATCAAGTGCAAATAATTTTTGTATTTGTCTTACGGTACTTGAATCTAAACCGAATAGTTTTGGCATTTATCACTCCTAATATTGTCCTACAAATCTAGCACCATTTGTAAAATCTCCTGCTACAGGGTCTCCCGGATTGCCAGATAATGCTTCGAATACAGTAATATTATTTACTTCTTGCCTTACAAATGCAGTAGTTGCTAATTGTGTTGTATTTGTAGTTGCACTTGCAGTTGGAGCGGCAGGAGTACCAGTAAAAGTTGGAGATGCTATATTAGCTTTTACCGATAAATCAACTGTGCCAAATGATAAAACACCACCACCATTTGTTTGTAATACTTGATTTGATGAACCATCAACTGTTGGAAATGTAAGACCATTAATTGAACCAAGACTTATAGATGCTAAGGCATCGACCACCTTTGCAGAAGCACCTGCTCCGTCCATATAAACGACTCTTGTTTCTCCATTTGGTATACTAACAGTAGAACCTGAGCCTTGTTTGATAGATATAGCTTGACCACCAGTTGTCGCATTTTCAATAAATTGTAATCTACTTACTGTGTTAGGTGCTATTGTCAAAACTCTTGTATTACCTAATGTTGCAGAAGATGTTACTCTAAAAAACATTCCTCTTGCTGGGTCAGTTGCACCATCAGCAATTGTTTCTGTTTGATCTGCATCGGAAGCAAAACAATCTTTTGTTGTAAAACTTAATCCTTCACCAATTAATTCAAGATTAGTGTTTGTAACATTTCCCCATGTACCACTAGCATCGCCAGTGCCAAGTTCATTTAATCTTAAATCATTAACATAAGTACTAGCCATTTATTTCTCCTATTAGTCTATTCTTATAATAGCACTTGCTCCAGCGGCAGGGAAAACAATTCTAAATGTACCTGATGAAACCGTAAAATCTCCACCAAAATTCAAAACAGCAATTGCCTTGTTACTATTAGTGCTATTATATATCAAAGCACCTCTAGCAGTAAATGATGCACTTGTCCATGTAGGGTCATCTGCATCAAAAAAAGCAGTTGTACCTGTCGTTGATACTGTTCTATTAGTAAGTTCTACACCACCTGAACTATATCCTGTACCACTTATTTCATTTGATGTTGTAAATGCAGTTGTGGCGGCTCCTAAATTTGCAGAACTTGTGTAAAGAGCTATCTTTAAAGTATCTGCAACTAAATCGTGTTGTTCATCAAGAATTTCTGCCTTGAATGAAGTACACATTGCTTGTGTTATTGCCATTGTTAAATACCTCCTTCGTATTCTGCTTGGTAATTACGTTGCATTTCTTGTTGAAACAAAGCTATTGCTTCATCAAATTGTGCTTTATACAAGTTTACACTATCAGGTGCTTTTAGAAAAGCAGAACTTTCGTATAGACATGCTGACAATAAAACTTGCTCTGCATTATCTCCAATCCAACTATTTGCATTGATAGAAGATAATCCTGTTTCAAGACCAATAAAATCTATTTCAAATGCTAATGTTGCAGATGGCACTGGTCCTATTAATATTTTAATTCCTGATGTTGTGGCTTTTCTTGTTGCATACATAAATGGCTCACCTTGAGTACTTGCATTAGGCACAAAATCTCTAAGATAACTATCAACTCTATGTTTTAAAAAAATAACATCATTATTTGCTTTTGTAACTGTTACCTGTCTAATCATTCTTGCATTTGCAACATCATATTCTTTTTGTCCAATTACAAAATTGCCTGATAAAGATTTTCTATAACATGGCAAATTTGGTAATCTAGCAAAAATCATGCTTTCAGCTTGTTTTATAATTTCAGGTATTGATGTTGAAAATTCTGTACCGTCATCTTCTATAAAATTTTTAATATTTGTTTCTAATTGTGTGAAATTCATTTACTCACCCCATGTTCCTTCATTCCATGCACCTTCACCAAAACCCGGATCGACTTGTGCTGTTTCTGAACCTATTGCACCTGTTCCACTTACACCAGCGGTTATAGTAACATCTGTATTTAATGTTACAGAACCTATTGCAGTTGTAGCCTCAACACCTGTAACATTTAGATTTCCTTGTACAATGAATGTGCCAATTTCAGCATTTGCTTCTACACCAGCTTGTGGGTTTGGTCCTTGGAATATATCCATAGTAACTGTTCCAATTGAACCTGTACCAGCAATCTCATTATCGCCACCAAAACCACCATAACCCCAATATTGTTCACCAAATCCTGTTTCATTTGCTTCAATAACATTTGATTCTGCTATTTCAACACCTGTTCCAATGTCACCTAATACACCAATACCTTGTATTGAAAGATTGAGTGTACCATCACCACTTTCTCCAAATGAACCGATTGCACTTGTTCCTGATACACCTGTTGTAGCAATATCTGCGTTATTATCTACTGTTCCTATTGCACCTGAACCTGCAACACCAGTTAATGTGCCAGTTTGTGTATCAAAATTTTCATCGCCTGTTGCACCTGTTCCTGCAACACCTGTCTGATCAAATACATAATCAAAATTAAGCGCTGATGTGCCTAAATTACCAGTTGCACCGACACCAGTAATAACTGCACCTGTTTGTGCTGTTCCAATGGCTCCAGTACCTGCAAGTCCAGTAGGTGATACTGAAATTTCATCTTGTGGTAATACTGTGCCAACATTACCTGTTGCTTCAACACCTGTAACATCAAAACCAGCAAATGCTTGTCCTACTGCACCAGTACCTGCTTGTCCTGTAACTGGTTCTTCTAATGATATACCAACATGACCAACTCTACCAAAAGATGCTAACCCAACACTTTGTTGCGACCTAGCTACTCTTGATTGAAATATATCTTGAGTAAATCCTATATTAATTGTTACATTTTCAGGGTCATTGTTTGGTCTTGGATTAAATAATGCAGTTGCATCAACAACATTTCTTGCTGGTGTTAATTGTGGGTGTTTAGGACTATATTCTTCTTCTTCAACACGAAGATTATCCCAAGTAGTCTTTAATTGAGTATATTTTACCTCAAAACCACTTATATCACTTATTGCTCTTGAATTTTTGCCTGATGCAAACCTTGCCATTATCTTAAATTTAATCCAGTCGGTTGTAATTTTAGAGAAACACCATCACCATCATTGGTAGATGCATAATCAAATGCTTCTTGATATAATTGTTTCAATAATGGAAATTTATCAGGTGCATATTTTAACGATAATTTACTAGCTAATCCAGCACATATACATTCAGACCAAGTATAAGGTATATCTGCATCTTGATTAGATAAAGTTACATCATCTAATTGTGTCATTGCCCAATAATTTAATTTATATGTGCCAATATCAGGTGTTTGCCATACATATATTCTAAAAATATTATTAGAGCCAGTTTGTCTACCTTTATCTAACATATATTGATTTGGTTTACCTGTATCTGATTTGTTAGGTATTTGATTATATTCAGATATTGTAATTCTATTTAATATTGTGTCTGTTCTTGTTGATTCGGCACTATCATAAATTACTACATCTAAAAAATCTAAAACACCTGCTGGTAAATTATAAACACTAGTACCTTGTGCTAGATTTAAAGTGTTTTGTGTAACTGTCCAATAATTTATACCTCTATTAGCCCATTCAGAAAATAATAAGTTAAGACTTCTACGAGCAGATATGGCTTGGTCTCCAGTTCTAGTCTGAATATCAAGACCACATCTCTCATAAGCCTCTGTAATTATTTCTTCAACATTAGGTCTAAATGCTACAGTTTCAGAAGTTGCCATTTATTGCACCTTATAGTTTTTCTTCAATCTCATAACTATTTGGTAACTATCATTTGCTCCTGCACCTACTGTAGTAAACATAATATCTCCAGTAGGATTAACTAATGTCGCAGTATTTCCCATGCCTTCGCCATGGGTTACACAATAATAATACAAATCAGGTGTATCAGCAGTTGTTACAATAGTTGTTTTTGCACCTGCTTGTCCTAATACTCCAGTAGTTGTTACACCTGTGGTATAAGCAGAACCACCAGCACCTTGTTTAAAGGCTATTTGATGACCTACATTCGTACTATCTGATTGATCGAATACATATGTATGATTTTTTAATAAATTTATTGCTGGTGCAGTTACACCACCTAATGCAAATTTATTACCACCACTATTTACGACAGTTACTGCATATGTACGAGTTGCTTCAGTAAGTTCTGTAGTTGATGGCAAACCTCCTACATCTGAAAAATCAAAACGACCACTTTGGTCTTCTGTAAGATTCAACATTATAGGGTCTTGAGTATCGCCATCTTTTAAAACTTTAATTTGCATACCTGCTACATTAAAATCAGTTTCTAAGATTTTTAGACCTGTACATGGGTCTCCATCTGAATTTGGTTGTAACTCTGAAACATCAATTTTAGTTACTGCAGATTCATTGCCTGTATCAACATATTGATAATTAAATTGATACACAACTTCTCTAACATTTTCAGAAAGTATCTTGGAAGAAACTATGTCTGCCATTATTACCTCCTATTATGCATCAGCAAATGGTGTTGCTACTGAACCAGAACCTATTAAAACACCTTGAACCATGTATTCGGCAGTTGCTAATGCAGTTATCTCTATGTAAGAGCCAACTTTACCACCTTGCGTTCCATTGTTCATATCAATAACATCGTTGGTAGCACCCGGCACAAATGATTTTTTTGCTCCATCATCTACTGCAACCATTATTGTACCAACATATTTATCAGTGCCATCGGTTTTAATTTTACCTGTCATATTTGTTTGAATTAGAAAAGTATATTTTGCACCAATTTCAGATGATTTGATTGTAGGTAATGTTATCACACCGTCTGCATCATTTACTTCTATGATACGACCTGCATGAGCATCTACTGTTAATGTGGTTTCTGTTGTAATATCTATTACATTGTTAGCACCAAGTTGCATAAAACCATTATTTGATACAACTGGTCCTGAAAAGGTTGATTTAGCCATATAAATTCTCCTTGTCGTGGCTAGTGTCTACTTTCGTAGTCAAGGTTAATTAAAAGAGGGAGTCCCTAAACTCCCTCTCCTTCCGTGCTGTGGAATTATGCCGCACCTTCAGTTCCAAAAAGACCTCTCCAATCGGTAAAACCAAATGAATATCTTTCACGAACTTTATAACGTACGTTGCCTGTTTCAAAATCTCCCTCAACACCTCTTTTTAATGGTGTTCTTTGGAACATTTTTAAACCATCTGGCACATCTGTTTTAATAAAAAATGCGTCACTATCAGTTAATCTTCTCATAATGTGAAAACCTTGTGGAAGATAAGAACCTGAACGTAAAGCATTTATATCATTATCTGCAGTGCCAACTCTTAATTCACTATTCAATATTCTTTGAGCAGTAAAGGTATATGCAGTAGGAATAATTAACATTTGTCCCTGTGCCGCTATTCTAAGACCTTTATCGTCTTTCATATCTGCAATTTGAATTAAAAGTGATTCAATAGATGTTTCACTTAAATCTGCCGCAGTTGCAAGTGTATTACTTTGATTGCCTGATTGAGTTGGGTGAGCAGTTGATAATAATGCCGCTCCATCTCCACCAGCATATATACCAGCACTTGTAGCATTATTTAAAATAGTTGCCGCTTTTATTTCTTTAGTTGCTGACATACTTCTAGCTAATGCCTTTGTATATCTTGAAGCGATAGAACCATATTGTCCATCTTCTTCTGCTTCTTCTGTAATAGAAAACGCCAATGCGACTGTTTCATGTTGATATCTTGCAGTATATCCTTGTGATGCTGTGTCGTAGGCTACCGCCGCACCTTCATTCTTTGTTGGTGCATTGCCAAAACCTGTTAACAATACATCTTCTTCGAAAGCTCTATTTGATGTATTTGCATCAAAAACTCTTGCGAATTCTGCTGGATAACTGTCATATTCTAAGCCGAACAGAGTATTTAAACCCGGCTCAAGCATTTTTGCAAATTGTGCTCTATTCATAGCCATTGTTTAAATCTCCCTTATATACCAGCAGTCTGTTTCAAGACATGCTCGTTGATTAGAACTTCTAGTTGTGCGTATTGTGCGAAACTATTAGCTGGGTCGTCCCATAAGCCAATAATTTTACATGTTGCAGTACCATTGCTCATTGTACCGTTTAGACTAAATCCTGATTGTCCAGTTAATGTCGAACCAGTACCAGCAACTACATCTGCACAATTACCAATATTTGTTTGTGCTGGTGTTCCTGCTGATTGAATACGATAAACTATGTATGGGTCATCATATACATATGCTATGATGTCCGTTGCTACAGTTCCTGAGGGAAAATATTGTGAATAAACATAACTTCCGTCACTTGCTGTGTAAGATACACCTGCAAAAACGCCTATATTATTAACTTCTGTAGCAGTATGTGGTGTAATTACTCCATCTGCTGTAAGAATACATAGGTCTCCAGTAAAAATATTTTCTGCCAAACCTGATGTTATAGTATATTTGTTTGCTCTAGGTGATTGTCCACTCATATGACGGAGGGGTATTAAACCATAAGGTGAATTAGGATTTGCCATAATAACCTTCCTTTTAAATTAAGTGTTAATCCTCCATGGCAGACATTGGTCTACCACGACTAGTACTGGATTGCCTTTCTTGAAAGATAGGTTGTCCAGTTCGCCGACCTAATGAGTCCAATTCTCCTGATAAAGCATCATTTTGTTGTTGTGATTTTTCATTGTAATATGATTTCATAGCTTTGTGCTGTTCTATAGGCATTTCACATAAAATCATACCCTCAATACCAATACAACCAACCCATTCTCCATGATTTATAGTAGGAAAATGTTGTTCTTTAACTGTATCAGACTTCCTTGGTTCCCAACCTTCTCGCATACGTTTGTATACGTTGTCAGGAGTTTGTTTACCCAGAATCGTGGTAGCCACCCATCTTTGTACATACCCCGGTCGTGCTTGTGGAGCATCTAACACTGCTGGTGGACTCCAATGAGTTTGAGGTCGAGTTTCTTCCTCTCTCATTGATATTCTTAAATCACTTCTTCCACTTTTATTTGACATATTAGGCATCCTTCCTGCTTAGTTTATGGATTTCTTTAGCATATTTTTTCAATTGCTCAGGCTCCGTCAGTCCTAACTCTCGTGCCATTCTTAGTTGGTCCGAAGTCATTCTTATTCTGTTACTCTTTAAAGCCTGACCACCTGTAGTGGGTGCAACTGATTGTCTACTTTGTCTAGGCTTTTCAGAAGTAACACTCTTTGTAGATACTAACTCGGGAAATTTAGTTTGTAAACGATTATTTAGTTCTATGTAATAATCATCTGTATTATTGTCATATCCCTCAATATCTAATTGTATATCAATAGCTCTTGCCATTGCTGTTTCTTTTTCAAAACCCTGTGAATTAAACCAATTATTGTTTTCCCACCATTCCAAAGCCTTTTTTGGTGGTGGGTTGGCACTTTGTTGTTGTGCTTTACCAACAGTTGGCGAACTTGCTTTGTTTGTTGCATTAAATTGTTTTCTTTGATTTTCTAAAGCAATAGCAGTTTTTATATCTACAAGTTGTTCATTAAATTTTACTTGTTGTTCTGTATCGCCTTCCTCAATGGCTTTTGTTAATGCTTGTTTAGTTAAATTATAATTTTCAACAAGTTGATTTTGTCCTTGTTGTTCATTTGCTTTTTCAATTTTTTCTAATCTTGCTTGTAAACTATTTACTTCTTCAAGTAATTTAGCATTTTTTTCTTCTTCAATTTTTTTCTGTTTTACTATTTTACTGATTCTTGATTGAACTGCTTTACTTAATTCTTCATCTTCTAATTGAGGTCTTGGTCTTTTTTGTGATGGTTTTTCCTCTTTAACCTCTTCTTTTAATTCTTCTTTTGGTTTTTCATCAGATATTTCTATTTCAATATCTTGTTCTTGCAATTTATTTTTTGCTTCATTAATACTTTCATTTATTTCGGCATTAACTTCTTCCAAAACTTTATCTTCAACATTATTTTCCATTGTTTTACCTTTGTTTAAAATTAAATATAAGCTGTTACTTTTACACCATCAGGCAAGATTGATGTAATCTCGTCATCATTAAGTAAAATAAATCTTACATTGTTTACGACAATCTTTTGACCAGCATATTTGCCAAATGTTACAAAATCTCCAACTTTTGGTGTTGTTTCTTGTCTCCATTTCGCACCAGTATCTCTATCTCTATAACAGAGTTCTCCTAGTGCCACAACATAACCATGAGCAGTTAATATTTGCTGATTTTCTTTAGCTTTTTCAGGTAATATTATACCACTTTTAGTTTGTGTTTCTATTTCTGCTGGTTGTATTAGAACTTTCCAATTCAAAGGTTTTGGTAATTGATGTGATGCTATAGTTGCTTTTGATAAACTATCAGCATATATTTTATCTCCATGATGATGAGTCATGCTATTCATCTCCTTCATTTATTTGTTTTAAAGTGTCGTCAATCACTCCACAGGCATCTTCCAAGCCTTGTGCTAATCCAACATATTTATGGTAAGAATTAAAGTCGGACATTCGTCCGTCTGCCATATCAGTTGCTATTTGTAGTTTCTTTTGTTGTAGGTTCTTCTTTATCTGATTCAATAGGTCCGTCGTGTTCATTTATAGATGCCTCCCCAGACATTGAAACACCAGTAACTTCTATTGTTACGTCTTTTTTATCATTGTCCATTTTATTTCTTTTTAGCCTTTTTAATCTTTTTAGTCTTTTTAGTTTTTTTCTTAGCCATTCCGTTTTTACCATAACCATGCTTCATTTTATTACCTCCTTTTAAAAGTTTAGAAAATAATGCTCGGTTTAACATTGTTTCTCCTTAACAACACATTTAATGTAGCATTAATTTTTATAA